TCTACTGTGGTCTTGCTTTCTGCATTATTATTAAATGCTACTATTACTTTTTCGCCTCTAGCACCAGTTAATTTGCTTAATACACTATTTTTTACATCCTCTTGCTTGGTTTTATCTGGAATACCATTGTTAAAGTTCACTACCTTAGTACCGCTAAAACCGTTTAGGGTATCATTTATTAAATAGTCTGCTATTTCTTCTTCCAATAAGGCATAAGGCAAAGCACCTTGATAGTCTACTGGTGGGTAATAATAAGAACCAGTTACATAGGGCTTAATGATATATATTTCATTATCTTTTTTTCCGTTATATCCAAAGGCTGGTATTCTTTTAGGCTCATCGCTTTGTTTATATTTAGACCAATCGGGGTGGTAATACCAAGCCTCTACCTCTCCATCTTCATTGCATTTTTCAGCCCTTAAAGTCTGCATAGGAAAATGAGTAACCTTTTTTACTTGTCCTTTATCATAAGTAACTTGTAAAGCACCCATTCCTAATAGCTTCCTATCCATTACAGAGGCTTTTAAGCACTCCTTAGAGACTATAGACCTTAACTGTGCGTATTGTTCTGGCTTTCTATTAGAATCAGTAGCATCAACCCCTTTACCGTATATCATTTTAGACATACCATTAATAATAGCGTTGTTAGTAGTAGAACCTACATAACGCTTAATCAAATAATCAAAATAATTATTATCAGTACCGTAATTAACCCACTCCTTATTTTTAACCTCAGTAATGCTAGGTGCGGTGTATTTACTTAGATTTAATATGTGTATATTTTCCATTTATAAAATGATGTATTCATTAGAAGAAACATTACTTGTAAACTCGTCTTTATTAATAGAGTAGTTTAAAGCTGTTTGCGTTGTACAAAATATTTTATCCTTATAAACTATATCAGTTCCATTTAATACTGTTAAATTATAGAACCTACCCTCTTTTAAATCAAATATTAAAGAGGCTGTTAAATAGTATTTATCAATAGTAAAAGTTCCGCTTATTTCTACCTCTGTATTAGTAGCCTCGTCTGTTATTTTAACCTTAGTAGCAGCGTATTCTCTAGGAATAAACTTTAGAGTTTGGCTAGTGCCAATAGGTTTTAAAACAATCATATTTTGCCTTTTTATAAAAACAAAAAAAGGGCTAAGTTGTTAAACTTGCCCCTCTTTAAAAAAGTAAATAAATTAATTAAGTACCTGGTACAACAATAGTGTTTGTAGTGTCTCCTATAATAGAAGCAGTAACAAAAGTAGCTAGGTTTTTCTCTTGACCAGTAAAGGTAAGATTATAACCGTTTAAGTCTCCCATTCCAGCACCACTAGCTGTAGAAACAGCAACCTCACAGCCGTTTTCTCCACCAGCTAACCTAAAATTACCGTTATAGTCCTCCACAAAAATAAGTGGTCTACCATAAGAAATAAGTCTTAGTTCTTTCTGCGTTACAGCATCTTGTTTTTTAAGTACTATTGTACCAGTTTGAGTCCAAAATGAAGTACCATTTTCTCTGGAATTTTCATTAGCCTCATCAAAAGAGTTAGCCCCTTTTAAGTCGTATTTATATAAAGTAAGAGCAGTTGCAAAAGCTGTTATAATTCCACTAGCATCTAAAGTTGCACCGCTTAAAGCAGTAGCAGAATAATTAGTGAAATAAATACTTTTTAATCCCCCTACAGAATCTTTGCAAGGTTCTAGCCTCCCAAGAGTAGCATCACAAGCCATATTTTTATCTATTTAAAAGTTAGTAAAAAAGGGGGCTATTAAACCCCCTAGTTAAATTTATGCTGGTGTGTATAAAACAATATCAGAACCAATACCGTATTGAACGCCCGCACTAAAACGCATCACAATTCTTACATTTTTGCTTCCGTCAGTTTCAGACATATCAATTAATCTTACGTCGTTATGGTCAGCAAGTAAGCCAGTTCCAAAAAACAAGTTAGACTTTTCAGCTGCTACCATATAGTTGCTAGCTAATCCGTTTGCTACAAAGATTTTAACACCATCAAAAGAAAGTGAACCGTTGTTGTACCATTGAGTACCCTCTGCATTTGTACCGTTTGCACCTAAACCACTAGCAGCAAAACCACCTAATGCTCTAACATAGGCTCTAGCTACGTTTTGAGAAACATATAAATATAAATCTTCCTTACCGTATAATGCGTCTGGAATAGCGTCTACTACTTTACCTAGTTCTACAATTACGTTTGCAGCGGTTACTGTTGTACCTACTACATCAACAACAGCAGCATCTGCAGTCATTAAAGTAACTAACCCATCAAACTCTCCAGCTGTTGCATTTGTACCAGCCCAAATATTCTTTTCAGTCTTTTCAGCAGTCTTAGCAGCTACGTGTCCTAAGATGTAGTCAGCAAATGTAGCGGGTAAAGAATCAAAAGAACTGTACCCCATAGATACTGCATCCCAGTCACTTTCAAAATCAGACTTACAAACTTGTAAATTTACTTGAAACTGCTCAGGTTGTAAAATACGCTCTACAGTTGTAATTGTAGAAGTCGGGTCAAAATCACAAGAAGCATTTTTTAGAAGTCCATCAGTAGATAGCTTTCTAATAACTTGCTTAAATTTAATGTTTGGTTTTACTTCAATACCACCATTCTGGATAGTAGAACCAGAAAGTAAAGCTGCAGAGATGTACCCAGCAGCTGCCTCGCCAGCGTATGAAGTTGTAATGCTTGTCGTTGTTGCCATTTTTTATTTATTTTTACTTGTTAAATAATTTACTAAATACGATATCTGTCGTAGATTTTGATTTGTTTTTAGAATACACTTGTAAAGGCTTCTTATTTACAACCCCTTCTGGATTGTGCTTAATAGGCTCAGCAGATAATTCTACTTCTTTTACTTCTTCTACAATAGGTGCAGCAGATAAATCTGTTCTTAGTTGGGTAATTTCGTTTCTTAGCTTTTCAATTTCAGAAAAAAACATTTCCTTACTAATAGACTCTACTACCTTTTTAGGTGTAGCTGTTTCAGCTTCCGCCTCTACTTCTACTTCTACCTCTGGGGCTTCTTCTGTAGGTTCTTTGATTTCAGCTATAACACCTTCATCAACTACTGCTAACATTTTACCATTTTCTAACATATAATCTCCAGCTGGCAATGGTATTCTGTCATCTTCATTTACGACAAAAATTTCCATACCAACCTCAAAAGATTCTGCTTCTAAAATAGTGCCATTGTCAAGAGCCATCTGCTCTAGCTTTACCTCTAAGCCAAGCAAGGTTTTAATCTTGTTAATTTGTTTTGTTGCACTCATAAGATTTATTTATATTAAAACAATTATTAAAATACTTTGTTATGTTTTTGTAAAAAAACAAGAAATGTTTTTACCCTCTGCTATTGATTATAGTTCTAGGCGTGTTGGTGTTTGTAACAGAACTAACTTGACCACCTTGTAAAGCACCTATCCCTTGATTTAATAATTCGCCTTCACAGCACTTAGCACTATATGTATTGTCATCACATAAGCACCCTCTTTTTCCCCCTTTGGGGCTGTTGTTTTTATTACCCATAAATTTTTTAATTAGATTAAGCATTTAAAATTTCTATTATATTTTTTACTAGTTTGTCATCAGCAGAAAGTTCTGCTTTTGGCATTGCCACTTTGTCAGCGAAATATCCTTCTATTGAAAAACCTTTGACTTTTCCAGTTTTAACATAATCGTTCCAAATTTCGTCATTATCGACCTTCATAGATACCATCCAAGTTCCTAGTGGCATATTTAAGCCGTACTTTCTTGATTTGTCGTGTACCTCATCTTCTACTAACCAAGACTCCACTACAGTCATTCCCTTAATGTCCTTTTGGTGTTCAAGTGTTGCATTGCCTTGTTTACCGCTTTTTAAATATAACTGCGAGGCTTGTACTACTGTTTCTTTTGAAAAGAAAATGTAAAATTCTTCTTCTTTATTTTTTCTATAAATAGGTTTGTTAGGTATTAAAGCTGCACCCATTAATATACGTTTCTCCTTGTCTACCTCTGCTAGTTTAACTTCTTCTGCTTTTAAAAAAATAAAGTTTTCTTCTATAGCTGGGTTTTCAACAACACTAATAGCTTCTATTCCATTAAGTTCGTCGTTTTCGTCTAGTATTAATTCTATAATATTCATTTTATAGTTTTTATAAAAACAATTAATTATACTTTTTGTTTAAATTGAGGCACTTGCTATAATGTTTCTTTCCATTGCTTGTGCTGTTGTAACATCTCCAGA